TTGCATGGCAGGACCTGTTACGGCATTGCTACCCAATGCTGCACCCAGAGCTCCTCCAACCATGCCGCCGCCAGCCAGTCCACCTATGGCAGCTCCAGCCAGGGCACCCAGGCCCATGGTTGCTCCCTCAGCCAATAAACTTCCTGCACGCTGTTGTTCTATGGCACCAAAAGTCTTACCCAGGGCACCAAACAATGTTCCCAGATTAGTGTCTTGCCATTTGGCATCATACTGAACGCTGGGTGGCTCCTGAACTGCCAGTGTAATTACATCACTGATTCTATAGCTCTGATCTGGCTTTAGAATTTCTGGTCCAAACTTTTGTGCCAGATAACTTACACCTGCTCCAGCCGCTGCACCTGCAACTGCTCCACCAACAGCACGGGCACCTGAGACTACTTTGTTCTTTTTCAGGCTACCAAACTTCTTTACGGCACCAACACCCAGTACGGCTCCTGCTCCAGCCGCGGTTAGATTCACGGCTCGGCCAATTTCGTCAGTGGTAAGACCAGCTCCAACGGGCTTGCTAATAGCCTGATCTTTGAATCTGTTGTCTGTGTTGAACTTTGACTTTCCGCGAACATTGACAAAAAAGCTCACATAATGAGGGAATTCATCACTGTTCACGTTTTCGGGGAAACTAAGATTTTGAATATTGTACTTGTTGCCTACCTCAATGGCCCCTGTGTTAGGGTTTTGATTGATGTACCTACGTTTATCGTCGGCTTCTTTGAGGCTGGCGTAGTCTTTGTTTCGGTAATTTGGGTTTTCCATTTTCGCCCATATAAATAAGTGGCAGGAGGTCGGAATTATTTATGGCTACAGTATACAAAGAAACCCTAAAGGGCAAGTATAGAGTGGAGAATCCAGGCAAATACAGAGGAGATATCACAAATATCACCTATAGAAGTTCCTGGGAATTGAAATTCATGAGATGGTGCGATACCAATGAAAGCGTCATTGAATGGGGTTCAGAAACAGTCATCATTCCTTATATTAGCCCGATCGACAAGCAAGTACACAGGTACTTCGTGGACTTCTACATGAAAGTTGTAAACAGATCTGGCGAGATACAGAAATACCTCATAGAGATCAAGCCTGAGAAGTTTACTAAACCACCTGAGAAGCCCAAGAAGATAACCAAGAGATTCATAGACGAAGTATTTCAGTATGGTGTCAACGAGGCCAAGTGGAAAGCGGCTTTCGAATTTTGCGACGACCGCAACATGAAGTTCATGATACTCACGGAAAAAGACCTAGGCGTAGTAGAACCAAAATATGGCAAAAAACATATTCGATCAAATTCAGCCAGATCCAACTAAGGGTTTTCAGTGGTATACCCAACAGGTACGCAAACTGAAAAACGTTCGATCTGGTACAGAGAGAATGATAACCTCAGGGCAGACACTGACTAACAAGATCCGCCCAGGATTCATGTATCTATACCATTATGATCCCAAGCACAAAGACACCTTGCCATACTATGATACAACTCCATTGGTGCTGCCCTATAAACTTTTGCCCGATGGATTCATGGGTCTGAATCTTCACTACATGCCTTACCTGATGAGATTCAAGGTCCTGGGTAAACTTCATGAATATGCCATGAATACCAACAATGACATCACAACACGTGTACGTCTAAGCTGGAGTTTACTCAGTGGTGTTGCACAACTAAAGCCTTTGGCGGCCTGTGTCAAACACTATTTGACAGATCATGTTACAACAAGGTTCCTTCTCATACCTTATCCTGACTGGGTTGTTGCTAGTCAATTACCAATTGAGAGTTTCGTGGGCGCAACCAAAACCAGAGTCTGGAACGATACAAAGGCAAAGATCTAAGCCATGGCAACCTATAGTGTAGAAAATTTTAGACAAACCGTACTCAATACAGGCCTGGCTCGTAAGAACAGGTTTGAATGCGAAATAGCAGTACCACCGCAGGTACGTCAGGCCACGAATATCAGTGAGCCCATGCTAAGTCTCTATGTTGAGAGCGCAGTGTTTCCAGAACTAACCATCAATGCTGAGACACAGTTCATCTGGGGCCCGCTAATTCACAGACCCAAGACTCTGAACTACGGCGGTTTCATGGTCCTGCAATTTCACCTGGACCAGGATATGCGAATCAAGAAAATGTTCGATACCTGGATGCAGAGCATTGTCGACGGTGACCAGTATACCGTAAGTTACCAGAGAGACTATGTTGCTCCCATGATGAGAATCACGCAGCTAGATGATCAGATGGAACCAGTTTATAGCGTTCGACTAACCGAAGCATTTCCAGCAGGCATGGTACAGTTAGATCTAAACCATGCCCTACAGAATGCAACACATATGCTTCAGGTCAGCTTTAGATTTAGAAAATGGGAAGCAGATAACTCTGCTCGTGTATCTGCTCAGGTTCAGCAGACCACAGGACTGTTCACACAAAACAATCCATTGGACAGAAACTCAGTTGTAACTACTCCGGCCAAGCCTGAGCAGCCAGAGACACCAAAACCAGTAGTAGGCGGACACATTTACAAATTACCGCCACGTCCGTAATTTAGGAGTGAATTGATATGGCTTTACCAAAACTTGAAGTGCCAACTTTTGAGACAAAATTACCCAGTACCAGTAAAGCAGTAAAATACAGGCCATTCCTGGTCAAAGAACACAAGGTGCTACTGATGCTCAAGGATGCCGAGAGCTCTGAGATCAGTCGTATTGTTCATGAGATTGTAGATGCCTGCACCTTCAATAAGCTGAACATGAAGGATCTGGCGTTCTTTGATCTGGTACATTTGTTCATAGAACTAAGAAAGGTCAGCATTGGTGAAATGCTGGATCTGGTTGTAAACTGTGAATGTGGCAACGCCATACAGCATCAGGCGAATCTAAACGATGCCAAGGTTGTTACCAAGCCAGACCATAGTTCGCGTATTAGGTTGACCAGAAAGATTGCTGTAGACCTTCGCTATCCACATCTGGATGAAAGCATGGAGGCATACACAACCACAGACACAGATCGAACACTGGAGCTTCTGGCAAGCTGCATCAAAGGCGTGCATGAAGACAATGAATTTCACGATGCTCGAGAAAGTAGTAAGCAGGAATTGCTGGACTGGCTAGACGGCCTGGGAGCTAAACAGCTAACCGACATCATGAAATTTTTTGATACCATGCCCAAGGTAACCTTGCCAGTATCTACAGAATGTCCCAAGTGCAAGAAAAAGCACGATTTATCATTAGAAGGGCTAGACAATTTTTTCGTCTAGGCCTAGCCCAGGAAAGTTTGGAAAACATGTTCCGAACTAATTTTGCTCTGATGCAGTTTCATAATTATGGATTGGATATCTTGGAGAACATGCTACCCTGGGAGCGGGCCATTTACGTGGAAATGTTAGCAGCACATATACAAGAAGAAAACCTAAAGGAAAACATGCGTCGAGTTCAGGCGCAGTCAATGTAAAATGCAAGAACAACGAGTAATCAAGCCAGCCAAAGAAGACTGGATAAACAAGAAATGGCGACCCGCCATGGGCTGGATGTACATGGCAGTCTGTATCACAGACTTTGTCATATTTCCTATTCTATGGTCTCTGCTTCAGCTCTATGGTCAGGGTGAGGTAAGATCACAATGGAATCCAATTACTCTTTCGGGTGCTGGGCTATTCCACATGGCCATGGGTGCTGTTCTGGGTATTGCTGCCTGGAGTCGTGGTCAGGAAAAGATGACCATGAGCCAAACCAACTCAAGTTATGCACCAGGTCCATCTTATCAGCCGCAACAGTTCCCTCCAACCCAGAGAGACATGCAGATTGAGATTGAGCGTGAACAAATGTCGCAGACTCCCATGGATGTTCCGCGAGTAGGACCCAAGCCCAATGTACGCAGACCATAAAAGGTAAGACATGGCCAGACAATCAGCCAAAGGCAAAGCCAAATCAGGACTCTTAGACGCCTTCAAACTCAGCACAGGAACTGGAGCTGCGAATGTACAAGAAGATGACCAACCCAAGGCATCTGTAGCCAAACGCGGAGCAATTCGCGAATTTGGCGCAGGGGTGGCCGATGTCGGTCGTGTCCTTCCTGCCATGGGTGCCGATATGTTTGGCAAACTGGGTCAGTGGTGGAAAACTGGTGAATGGGAAGATTCGCCAGAACCAGAAACTCCCAAGAAAGAAAAGACTGAGGCCAAGAAAAAAGACAAACCTGTCGCAGGCAAAGAAAGTCGTGACCCAGATAGTCTGAAGAAATTGCTGGCATCTAATCTGAGTCAGCAAAGTGTTCTAGAGAAAATTCTTTCTGAGATTTCACTGCTTAGAAAAACTACAGAGAGTGGTCAGAAGGACAGGAAACGCGCACCACGTGACATGGGTAACCTATCACGGTTCATGAACGCTCCTATCTCTCCTTCGGTAAGCAAACCACAGAGCGCCAGAACTGCGTTGTTCGATGCCAAAGGCGACGCCATGAAAGGCGAAATTGCTGACATCGAAGCCAAGGAAAAGGAACAGCTACAAAGACAGGCTTTGGAAGCTCAGGCTGAAGGTTCAGGTCCTGGACTGACTGATCTAATACCTGGTATGCCAGGCAAGGGAACAACCGTAGGTAAAGCTCCTGTTCCAGGTGGTGCCGCTGCAGGTGGTGGATTCCTGGGCAAGGCAGCTCGCTTCATGGGTGGCAAAGGCGGCGTGATTGCTGCTGGTATTACTGGCGCCATTGGCGGTGGATTATATGCCTATGACAAATTCACCGAAGCCAAGGAAACCGAAGAAGCAGCCAAGGAACAGGCCAGAGAGGATCTGGCCGCAGGAAAGATAAGCAGTGCCGACTATAACAAACAGGTTCAGCTAGCTCAGGACAAGGCTACCATTACCAAGTCCGAAGGTGTTGGCGGAGGCCTGGGTCGCATGGGCGGTGCCATGGCAGGCGCCAAAGCTGGTGCTATGATAGGTACAGCATTTGGTGGTCCTATTGGAACCGTGGCTGGTGGACTGATTGGTGGTGCTGTTGGTTATTTTGGTGGTGGCAAGCTCGGTGAATGGCTTGGCGGAAAAGCCGGTGAAGCACTAACTGGTTCTGAGACAGCCAAGCCCAGCAATCTTAGCAGTCAGGGTAGTTTCTCAGTATCTGGTTCCGAGGGTAAAGTAGAAGGCATGCACAAGGACGGCAAATACTATATCAATGGACAGGAAGTCAGCGAGAAAGACTATCAGGCAGTGCGTGAAAAGTATGGAGTCGGTCAGAGTCCTGCGGCTGCTAATCTGCAGTCAGGTAAGCCTCTGAGTTTTGATGATATGCTAAAGGCTGGAAAATCCAGCAGTAATATTCAACCCGTGAGTGCTGCACCAACAGGAGCGGCATTACAGCAACTAAGCGTTGTAAACAAAGAAATGGCCGCAAGTCCTGCGGCCCCAACCATAATCAATAACAACACAACTGCTGCAGCACCTGGTGGCGGTCAACCTGGTGGTATCATACCATTGAAGCCAAGTGTGCGTCCAGAAGCAAGTTCATTGACTCGCTATCTGGATCGTGTTAGTGCTTATTGATCCTCGTCTGTAAATTCAATCTCTTCGATAAGGATGCCTTGATCACGGGCATCCTCACGCATCTTCTTCATGAACCATTCTAACCTTTCCATGCACTGATTAGCGCCTGGCATTTCATCATCCTTGTAGGCTCCGCGATGCGCAGCTAGATTGATGAGCATGTAGGCGATAGCAATGTCATTGGGAGTTAGTTTTTTGTTCATGTTAGTCCTCATTGGCCAGACGACTGAAATAGCTAAGGCTATCACCATCGTCGTCAAAATTCATTTCACGCTTAGGAGCAGGTGCTGCTGGTTTAGCAGTCTGACGAACCTTGGGCGTGTCTGGCTCAAAGGGAGGATCATCCTCATCCAAGGCAGTCTCTTCGGCACGAACTGCAACCTGACCCTGAACGTTCAGGACCATGTCTAGCTTGCGCTTGAGATCGTCATAGCTCTTGAAATGGCGTGGATTCAGGAAGTCCTGCAGGCTGTGCTGGCTACCCCAGATTTTTTCAATCTTGGCGTCATCACTGGCAACTGCACTGGGGCGATCAAATTCTGATCTGTCATAGTTGCGATAACCTGCAACATTGGTGATCTTGAGTTTGAAGTTTGCGCCTTCCCAGAAGTCGAAAGGATTGATAGGATCTTCGTCCTCAAACTGAGGTTCGGTTACGTCCTTGATCTTGTCCCAGATCTTTTTGCCGAACTTGAACAAGAATACCTTGCCTTCGTTCTCTGGACGGTTCTTATCGCTTACAACCAGAATATTTACAATGTACTCTAGCTTGCGCTTCTGTGCGCGAGCGATTTCTTTGTTGGCATCAGTACCACTGTTCCAGAGTTGCTGGTTCAGTTCGCCAACGGGATCGTTCTGACCCAGAGTGGTAAGGCTGTTTTCAATATACCATTTACCAGTGGGTCCTTTGAAGGCATGTTTCCAGACACGAACGAATGGAAATTCTTCGCCTTGTGGTGGAGGAAGGAATCTGATTACTGCGTAGCCGTTACCAGCTTTGTCTACTTCGGGAGTCCAGAAGCGGTCGTCGTCTTTTCTTTCGCCGCCCTGTGGTTGACTGATTCGCTCTACTTCTTTGACTAATTGGCTAAAACCTCCGCGAGCGTTGCGTAGTTCAGCTAGACTTTTGAATGCCATGGTATTTCTCCGTATTTGAAAGTATTAGATTTGTATTAGCGTCGTTTGTTATGCGTATCATAATAAAGATTTGCATCAAACTCATCATCTACATCTACCTCACCACTTTTATATGATGAAGCCAGATTATATATAAGCTTCTTATGTTTGTCAATGCGCGAACCCATGCCTTTCTGGACTTTATGTAATTTAGGTTCACGGTCAAAATTTGCATTACGTGTCTTGTTCATAACTGTAATTCAGTTTTCCTCCTCATTGGAAATAGTCAGATAAGGCCACTGACTGACTCTTTTGGTAAGATCCTGTTGATTTTTTGCGCATTTGATTAGATACTTTTGCGTCTCTCTGATGGTCATCATCAGAGCCATGAGCTGTTCCTGCTGATCGCTTACTCGATACTGTAGGTCCGCCACTGTTTCCTCCAGTGCTCGTATCTTCTCGCTCTTGGAATCTAAATCGTGTTCTAAAAATTTCGTTGTAGCGTTCATGTTTGATCTTTAGAAATGGTTCATATTTTAGTATGAGCCTCCTTGTGTCAGGCCAGATAAGTGTGTCTGCAATACCAAGATTTGTAATGCTATGTTTGGTTATCTTGTTCAGTATTGTCAGTGTTTCCAGACTAACATGACCTCCCAGATAGGATCTTAGTATATATGGATGATTGGGCCCAGAAAACTCAATAATGTCGGTCCATTCGGAACTGTGCTCTGCCAGAGAATCACATTCATTGGTGAACAGGTAACCCAGTCTTTCCTGCTTACCCAACCAATCCAGGTACACAGCATTGGCGTTCTCATCAAACAATCCGCCCCAGCGATGTCCAGCTACAAAGTTGGACACCAAGAGATTTACAATTTCGGATTCCTTGTATTTGCGCGCCAGCTTTTCAATGGCATACAGGTCTTTTCGGGTTTCAAAAGTTCGACGACTACAACGTACTCGACCTTTGTGTTCGAACACATCATAATTATCGGTTGTGAAGTGAAGTTTGAGAGCCAGGTAGTATCGGTATACTTGAAATGAGTCCATTAGCAACTATGACAAATAACAAAAGGTTTGAGGATGTATAAAACTCCCGTCCAGAGCACGGTCAACAGTATGCAGTATAAGGCAAGCTGCCAGAGGGGTCGATTGTTATCGGGTATCATACGCTAAAACTGTTACCACAGCCGCAGGTGTTGGTCACATTGGGATTGCTAAAAACAAAATTTGCTGAATATAGATCTGATTTGTAGTCCAGGGTAGCTCCTTCAAGCATGCTTAGACTATGCGGATCAATAACCACAGTAGCACCTGTATCCGAAGTCAGGACCAGATCTTCGTCCTCGGCCAGGCTGAAAGTAAAACCATACTGAAAGCCACTACACCCACCGCCCTGCACAAAGACACGCACAGGGTCTGCGGTTGCTTGTTCA